ATATCTGGTTTTTTCTTAGTCACTTTTCTTATCTAACTTTTTTATTTCATCAGGTAGTAATTGCTCATTTATAGCTCCACACTCACCACATAAGTAAACCTCTATTGGTATCATTACATCTTGTGGTGTGCCCGCCGCTAGTCTTGAAATTGTTCTAAATTTTGCTCCATTGATAAATACATCATAACCACAATGTTTACACACCATTGGTTTTGAGTTATTCATATCTAATTTTGGTTGTTGAGGTGGTTGGTTTCCCATTCCACCAGCTCCTATAATTTTTGCCATTAAGTTATTTTTATTATTTGTAAAATAGTTGCCATAAATGTAATCTCTTTGTCTATTACTAATGCATCTCTATATTGAGACTCTGATAATATTAGAATAATGGTTGATACATTTCCATCAGCGTAGTCATCTATTTTTTCATATAGAAAACTATAGAGCTCAGTAAAATCTTGAATACGAGAATCAGCTATAGCTTTTCTAATATTTAAATATTTGTTTCTTTTATCATCTTTCGATTTCAGAATGTCTAAAACTTTTGTTTTAATATCTGAGTCTAATATATTATTAGTGTCAAGTTTCAGTATTCCTTTTACTGAACTTAATTGACAAGTATTAATTATCTTTCTAATATCAGGATAAGATGAATCAATGAGAGGTACTATTGTTTTAGGCTCAAATCTAACTTGTTCTAATTTAAGAATTTTAGATATATGAATAGCTACCTCTTTTTTAGATGGTGGTACAATCTGAAATGTTTGACATCTACTTTGTATTGGGTCAATAATCTTTTCTACATAATTACAAGTTAGAATAAACCTACAATGTTTAGAGAATGTCTCCATTAGATTTCTAAGTATAGCTTGTGCATTTGGTGTCATATAATCAAACTCATCAAGTATGATTATTTTCATATCTTTGAAACCAACGGTTGAAGCAAAACCTTTTACTTTGTTTCTAACTGTATCAACATTATTCTCATCAGATGCATTTATGATTATATAATCACAATCTATAGATTTAACAATAAGTTTAGCCAAAGTTGTTTTACCCGTACCAGCTTTTCCAAAAAATAAAAGATGTGGAACATCTCCACTCTTTAAGTAGTTAGATACTTTTTCTTTTAAGTGAGAGTTACCAATATAGTTCTCAAGTTTAGTAGGTCTATATTT